CGCCAAGTTCAACATGCAGGACCTCCTGCGCGGCGACACGAAAGCGCGCAGCGACTACTACCACCAAATGCTCACCGACGGCGTGTTCACCATCAACGAGGTGCGCACGATGGAGGACTACAACACCATCGGCGCCAAGGGCGACATCCACCTCGTGCAGGTGAATCAGCTGGACTTGAGCAGCATGTCGGACTACAGCACGAAAATCAGCAGCACGGAAGCGCCGTAGTGTTTCATAAAACGAACCCAATGGAAGACAACGCACAAAATCACGATTATATCGCACGCAACATGTACGGTCCCGATGTGGAACTGCGCAACATCGAAGTGCGCGCCGAAGGCGAAATGACCATCACCGGCTATGCATCGGTGTATGATGACCAATACGATTTGGGCTACTTCACCGAACGTGTGGCGCCAGGTGCATTTGACGGCCGGCTGGACGACGACGTCCGGCTGCTGATTAACCACGAAGGCATGCCGTTGGCACGCACGACGAACGGCACGCTGGAACTCACCACCGACGGGCGCGGCCTGTTTTACCGGGCGCAGCTGGCGGACACGCAGGAAGGCCGCGACCTGTACAAACTGATTCAGCGCGGCGACATTACGCAATCATCGTTTGCGTTCACCATCGATGAAGACGAATGGACGGCGGACCGGAAGCTGCGCACCATCAAGCGTGTAGGCCGCCTGTACGACGTCAGCCCGGTGACCTACCCGGCCTCACCCACCACCACCGTAAAGGCGCGCGCTATGGCGGCGCGTCTGCCTGCCTTGCTGGAGATGACGGAGGAGCGCGACGAGAAGACCGACGACCTGCTCGACGACATCATCGAAACGCTCGAGGACATCAAGGCGATGATTGACGACTACACCGAGGAGGTCTCCGAAGAGATCCCGAACGACATGCCGGACGACAGCCCGGATGACGACCTCGAAGAAAATCAAAGCCGGAAAACCAATATCTCGGCAGATACTACCTTTGACCCGAAACCCTTTACCCTTCCATACATGAACCTCAACGACATGAAGGCGCTGCGCGCCTCCAAGCTGAACCAGCTCAAGAGCTTGACCGAATCGGCCGAGCTGATGCAGCGGTCCTTCAACGAAACCGAAGAGACGGCCGTAGACAACCTGCACCAAGAAATCGAGGCGCTCGACGCGAAAATCGAGCGCGCCGAGAAGACCGAGGCGCAGGTGTTGCGTGCTGCCTACTCCGCTGCTACCCCGCAGCCGGAGGTGCTCGAGCAGGAGAAAATCCAGCAGCGCTACTCCATCAGCAAGCTCGTCCGCGAGTCGATGACCGGCCGCTTGACCGGCCTCGAGGCGGAGATGAGCCAGCAGGCAGCATCCGACCTGAAGAACGCAGGCGTAGGCGTCCGCGGCTTGGCGCAAATCCCGGGCTTCATCCTGCGGAACACGTCGACCATCGGCGGCACGAACGTCCCCGGCCAGTCCAACACGAACGTCCTCGAGGCGCTCGTCCCGACCCCTATCCTCGAGCAGGCAGGCGCCAACGTCCTGCGCGGCCTCGCTGGAAACATCAACCTGCCCTCCCTCAACGACGGCACGGACATCATCAACGAAACGGCATCGGCAACGGGTGCAGCAGCTATCGCAGCGCGCCAGCTGTCTCCGCAGCGTGTCGCTTCGCGTATCGACATCACCAACGAGTTGCTGGCAGCTATGAACCAGAGCATCGACGCTACGGTGCAGCGCCAGTTCGCACGGGCTTCTGCCGCGCAAATCGACGAGATGTTCCTCGTGAAGGTTATCGCTGCTGCTGCTTCTACGTTCGTGAAGCGTAACGAAACCGCAGCAGCTACGGTGGCTGGTTTGACGTCTGCCGTTGCATCCGGCCTCATCGGGGCATTGGGCAACGCGAACGCACTCACCAACAGCGCGGCGTTCATCACGTCGCACGGCCTGTTGGCTACTGCGCGCTACACCCCGACCGTCAGCGGCGGTGCAATTCCAATCATGCAGGACAACGCCATCTTTGGCTATCAGGCGTTCGGCACGTCGCTGGCTGCAGCCGGCCTGATCACGGACGCATCGTACGACATCTACTCCGAAGTGTACGCAAACAGCACGGCATCGACGGCTATCAGCAACGAAGCCGACCTCGTTCCGATTGTGATTGCGAACATGGAGAATTGCTACGTGGCATACTGGGGCGGCGGAGCAGCCGACCTGGTCATCGACCCGTACACCTTGGCTGCGACGGGCATCACCCGCCTCATCCTCAACATGTACGCCGACGCCGACTTCGCACACACGGGCGACGTCCGGTTCACGGTGGGCGCATAATCCTTGCAGAGCTGACACCATAGAGAAGGCCCGGGGCACTCCCCCGGGCTTTCTTACTTTTGACCTATGACTATGCGATACAGCCGCGCGGCGGAGCCTACCGACACCAACTTCATCAGCCTCACGAACCTCAAGAATTACTTGAGGATTGACGGCAATGATGACGACACCACGCTCGGCTTCCTGCTCACCTCCGCACGCCAAGCGTGCGAGGAATACACGGGCCGCCTGTTCGGCTCCGGCACGGTGACCTTCTACATGGACTCCTTCGAGGACAACCAGTTCCCCGCCGGGCCGGTGACGGCTATCTCGTCGGTGCAGTTCTACGACGTGGACAACGTGCTGCAGACGCTGTCGACGGCGCGCTGGTATGCTGACCTCGTGGGATCGCCCCAGCGCATCGCGTTCGACGCGCCTCCGGCCGTCTACCTCGAGCGGTTCAACCAGGTCATCATCAACACGACGGCAGGGCACAGCACCGTGCCCGGTCCTATCCTCCAGGCTATGCGCCTGCTGTGCGGCCACTACTACGAAAACCGGCAGCAGGTGCTGACTGGGACCATCGTGAGCGAGTTACCCATGGGCGTGCAGGCGCTGCTGTCCACATACCGCGTCTACGCATGAGAATCGGCAAGATGGACCGCCGCATCGTCATCGAGCAGCCGACGGTGACGAAGGACGACTGGAACTACGACGTGGTGACGTGGACCACGCTGGCCACCGTGTGGGCTGACAAGCTCGACCGCGGCTCCGGCGAGGTCGTCGAGGTGGACCGGCAGACGGCCCTCACCCGTACGCAGTGGACCATGCGCTACCGCTCGACCGTAAACTCCACTATGCGCATCCTGTACAACAGCCAGTATTACTACATCGTAGGCGTGGAGGAAATCGGCCGCCGCGAAGGTCTTCGCGTCTTTACAGAGCTTCGGAACTGATGGCAGGCTTCAACGTGCGTGTAGATGCGAGCAGCGTCAAAGCCATCGAGCAGGCGCTCAAAGAGCTGCCGCTGGAGCTGAAGAGCGGCGCCGTAGCTACGGCCCAAATTAACGCTGCCTCCGTCCTGCGCAACGAGGCCAAACGCCTCGGGAAGCAGCTCGGCGGCTCCGGATCGTGGTCGAAGTCGCAGCACGTCGTGCGCGGTAACGTCAAGCGGTATTCTCCCTACGTAGTGCTCAAGACAGCCAACAAGCGCTTCAGCGTCCGGCCAGTCACCACGTTCATGGATGCGCCATCGCCCACCACCTTCGCCCCTGTCAAATACAACCACCTCATCCAAAAGGGCAGCGCGCCTCAGGTGAGGACCGGCGGCTTGGGCCGTGCCGTAGGGGCCAAGCCACGGCCCAAGAAGTACGGCGAAAGAGAAGGCCGCCGCCTGACCGGCAAGGGCGGCTTCATGGTGCGTAACGAGCGCAGCGGCTACATCCACCGCATCCAAAAGATTAAGCACCCAGGCTTTGCCGGGCACAACATCTATGAGGAGGTGCTTGACAGTAAGGGCGACGTGGCGGTGGAGCGTTTCAACCGGGACGCCGTCAAAATCATAAACCGCTACAAGCGCAAGAAAGGCTTCGCATGATCAACCTCGTCATCGACATCCTCAAGGCAGACGCCAACGTCACGGCCATCACCACCTCAGACCGGATATACCCGCTGTCTCGGCTCGAAGGTGGTACCATCCCGGCCATCGTGGTGCAGCAAATCAGCACCGACCCTGCCGACACGCACGACAGCACCAGCACGATGGACACGAACACCGTGCAGGTGACCATCATCGAGGACAAGCCCAAAGACGCCAACGCCTTGGCGGTGCTGGTGCGCGCCGCGCTCGACGGCTACGGCGGCAACACCATCGCAGAAATCCGGCTGACCAACCAGGCGACCGACGTTTTTGAAGCCATCGACCTCTTTACGCTGACGCAGACCTACGACGTGCGCGTCATCCGGGACAACGTCACCGTGCCCTCTGCGCTCGCCGACCTCGGCGAGCTGTACCTCGACGACGTCTACGACGTAGACGCCACCAGCCCCGGAGCGTACAGCCGCCTCGAATACAACAGCAGCACCTCGAGGTGGGCGGCTACCACAGACCTAAACATCTACGGGGCGGTGTACAGCAACCCGCGCCTCATCACGCTGACGAATGGCACCACCTTCACCGTGGCCAGCGATGACCACCTGCTGTTTTGCAATTACGCCAGCGCCTCCGGCTCGGCTGCGGCTACGCTGCGCCTGCCGGCCGTAGCTACCAGCGAAGGGCGCGAGGTGCGCGTGAAGACCGGCAGCAACCTCTCCAACCAGCGGACCTTGACCCTTACGCCGGCCACAGCCGACACCACCGTCACCATCGACGGCAGCGCGTCAGCAACTATGGACCGCGACTACGACGGCATCACCGTCCACTGCATCGGAGGACAGTGGTACATCACCCAACGTAAGAGCAAATGAAGATTGCCGTACACTTCCCGGTCTACAAGCGGCCGCGCATCCGCAACATCGCCATGGACGCGCTCGACCGCGTGCGCGGCCAGTTCCTCGAGCATGGCATCGAGATGGAGGTATGCGTCATCGGCGACGACCCCGGCCTTGCCGCGGTATGCAAGAAGCGCAACTACATCCACTACGAGGTAGGCAACCACCCCGTCGGGCGCAAGTTCGAGATGGGCCTGCGCTACATGCTCCGACACATGCAGTTCGACTACCTGATGGAATACTGCTCGGACAACATCCTGCGCAACGACTGGGCAGAGAAGATGGCCAAGGAGCTGAAGGCCGGGCGCCAGTGGGTGGCACACGCCGCCTTCTACATCGTAGACAGCAAGACCGGACAGACCCACCTCTTCAGCGGGCGCGGCCAGTCGAACGTCGGGCGCTGCACCTCGCGCAAGCTGGTGGAACTGTGCCAAAAACACCGAGGCCACTGCTACGAGTACGAGCTGATGAGCGGCCTCGACGCGTGCTTCCGTACCAACATCAGCCGCTGCACCGACCAGCTTACGTTCCTGCTCAAGAGCGAGACGCCTATGATTGTGGACATCAAGAGCGAGGTAAACATCAACACCTTCCGCGGCTTCGCCAGCAAGCCCGACCGCTTCCCTCCCACGGAGGTAGTCGGCGACTTTCCCGAACTTTCCCAACTGAAACCCTTTAATACGACCACCTAATGGCAACCACTGGTAAAATCCGTTCCAACGCGATCGGCATCTTCATCTCCAACGAAAGCGCCAACAGCGGCACCTTCAGCGGCAACACCTACGGCGACAACACCTCCGAAAATGACACCTGGGAGATTGTTGCCTGCGCCACCTCAGGCACCTTCAGCGGCTCGATGGAAGTCATCGACGCCACCACCAAGGACAACGACGGCGAGCGCGAAATCCTGACCTCTTCGCTGTCGTGGACGATGACCGCCGACGGTCTTGTCGAGTACGGCTTGAGCAGCTCTGTGCGCAGCGCCGCCGACCTCTTCACCCTGTGGAAGGCCAAGACCAAGGTGAAGGTCGCATGGACCACTGGCCTTGACGGAGACCTCATGTACTGGGGCAAGGCGTACATCACCAGCTACGAAGAAACTGCTGGGTTGAACGAAGTTGCGTCCTTCTCTGTTAACTTTGAAGGCGACGGCACGATTTACAAGACCGTCCTCGACACCTCCAAGGCTACATTTAACCTGAACACGGCTTGGCCAACAAGCTCCAAGGCAAGTTCTCGCTGCAACTGACGGACGACCTGACGGTGGACGTCTGTCTCAACCTCTACGCACTCAACCTTTTCCTCGAAGAGGAAGGTGCCAAGTTGGACCAGTTGCAGGAACTCTTGGAGCAAAAAGCCCTGGCAAACCTCCCGAAGCTGGTTTGGGCAGGAGTCAGGACGCAGGCCATCCTTTCCGACCAAGAGCTGCCGCTGAACTTCACCAAGTTCGCGGCGCTCTTCGGTTCGGTGGGTTGGGACGAGGTCAGCAAGGATGTGCTTACCGCCCTGCAGCTGGACACAAAAAAAAAGTAAGCGGAGAGGGCGGCCAAGGTGAGCCCCTTACGATGCGGTCCTTGTACGTCGCTTGGCTTGAGCGCGGCAAGGACCCTTCTATTTTCTGGAGCTGTACCTTCGGAGAGGTAATGATACTTCTGCGCTCCTATGAATTTAGAGACGAACTCCAGTGGATGCACACCAGCGCCGTCCTCGCGATGCTGGCGAATGTCAACCGGGGCAAAAATTCACGACCGTACGAGTGGTCGGACTTCAATCCATACGCATCGTCTCGCAAGAAGTCAACCTCGCCCAAGATCACGACAAAGCACACCCAGCTCTTCGACAAGATGAGCCAAGCACTCAACAGGAAAGATGGCTAAAGACGCAATCCTAAATATCATATTTGGCGCCAACACGAAAGAGCTGGACAAAGCTCTTGACGGCGCCACAAAGCGGCTGCGGGATACGGCGAGCCAGATGAATGACGTGGGTAAGTCCTTGTCCATAGGACTGACCGCACCCATCGTAGCGTTCGGGGCGCTGGCCACAAAGAACGCCGTCGACAGCGCCAAGGCTATCGCGCAGGTGGAGGCTGCCGTCAAGTCGACGGGTGGAGCGGCGGGCCGTTCGGTCAGCCAGCTCGAGGAGATGGCCACAGGCTTGCAGCGCATCAGCCTGTACGACGACGACCAAATCCTCAAGGAGGTCACGGCCAACCTGCTCACCTTCACCAACGTCACCGGCACCGAGTTCGACAAGGCGCAGGTGGCTATCCTCAACATGTCCACCCGTTTGGGCACGGACCTGACGAGCGCATCGGTGCAGGTAGGTAAGGCGCTGAACGACCCTATCAAAGGCGTGACGGCCCTCGGCCGCGCCGGGGTGCAGTTCACCGCACAGCAGAAGGAACAAATTGCGGCGCTGGTAGAATCGGGTGACGTAGCTGCCGCGCAGTCCATCATCCTCGGCGAGCTGGAGACCCAGTTTGGGGGAGCGGCGGAGGCAGCGGCCAACGCCGACCCCTATACGCAAATGGCCAACGAGGTAGGCAACCTCTCCGAAAGTTTTGGCGCCATCATCAACGAGGCGCTGATACCTGTGGTCGGCTACCTGCAGGGCGTTGTAGATCGCATCAGCGGTTTTAGCGATGGCACCAAGAAGGCTATCGTGGTGGTCGGTGGCCTCCTTGCTGTAGCTGGTCCCTTGGTCCTTGTTGTCGGCAACTTGATTAGCGCATACACCAGCATCCGCACGGCGCTTGCTGGCCTGACTATAGCACAGCTAAAGCTGAACATCGCCGTGCTGGCCAACCCGTACGTCGCTATCGGCGCTGCCGTTGTCGCGGCGGTGGCTTTAATCATCTACAACTGGGACAAGATTGTCGCCTACTTCAGCAGCGGCGACGGAGCTGGCACATGGGCTGGACTGAAGGAATCCTTTGACGTCGTGGTGGAATACGTGCAGGCAGCGTGGACTGCTTTCGTTGGAATCATCCAAATGATATGGGACGAGTTTGGTGACAACTTCCTGTTCGCCATACAGAACGTCATGGACCTGGTGATGCGGGTGTTCCGTGGAATCTTCGGCGTGATCGGCAACCTGTTCAACGCATTTAGTGCCTTATTCAAAGGCGACTGGCGCGCCTTCCTTGGATACATCGGCAACATCACTACAGAAATCCTGCAAATGGTTGTGGGTGTTTTCTTAGGGTTCCTTGCACAGGTAGGCAACGCTGTGGATGCTGTGCTCGGCGCCCTTGGAGTTGACAGTAACCTGGGCGGATTCCTCAAGGGCATACAGCAAACCAGCGACAAGTTCTTCGAGTCCATCAAATACAAAGGCGACGAGGCAACTGCGGCCGTCACCGATTTTAGCAAGGCTTTAGACAAAATTCCTGCCGCTCCTGTTATCACTAAAAAGCTGACGCCGGCCGCTGGTGGCGGAGCAGGAGGGGCAGAAGCTGCAGGTCAACGGCCAGCCGACATGGTAGCCTTGACGGCGCGAGGACCTGCGCAGGTTCCAAACGCGCTGCCGGAACGTGGGCTGATGGCGCCGACTGACAACACGGCGCTGGTTGCGGCATTCATGAATGAGCAGGCCGTGGCCAAAGCACGGGAGAACCTGCTGTCAATTCAGCAAATTTTAGACAACCTCGGCAGCAGTATGGCACAAGTGGGCGACCAATTTGGCGCGGCACTTGGAGGCATAATTACTGGCGCTGAAGGCGCAGCTGAAGCGATGAAGGGCGTGGCACGCGCAGCCATCGACGCAGCCTTCAACGCTGCCACGGCCCTCGCCATCCAAGCGGCAGGGCAGACCGCCGTAGGTTCCGGACCAGCTGCTGCCATCGTGCTCCCTGCGCTCATCACCGCAGGCATGGCGCTCGTAAAGTCCGTCTTCACCAACCTCGTGGGACTGGCGACGGGCGGTCTCACCACCGGCCCGATGCTGGCCATGATTGGTGACAACCCCTCCGGCAAGGAGGCGGTCATCCCGTTCGAGCGCATGGGCGAGTTCCTGCAAATGGCAGGCGTAGATGGAGGCGGTAGAAACGTCACTGTGACCGGGCGCCTTCGCGGCCGCGACATCATGCTCTCCAACGAGCGCTCCCTTTCTGACCGCAAACGCATCCGCTAATGGCACTCCGTTATCAGGCCGAAGCTACCAACCTCGTAGGCATTACCTACCGCATCAACATCTACGACGCGGACTACGGCGGCGCCACCGTCATCCCGTTCAAAGTGGGCGGCAACATCTTTGAGCTGTCGTACGACGGGAGTAATGACGACCGCCTCCAGTACATCATCCCATCCACGCTGACTTTCACCTACATCGTCGAGGACAGCGACACCGAGCAGCTAATAGACAACCTACCCGGGAGCAAAGAGGGGCGGCACCTTGTGGAAGTGCTTTACCTCGACACGACATACAAGCCATACTGGCGTGGCGTCCTCTTCGCCGATCAGGTGGAAGTGACGGACGAGGCATGGCCACAGCAGGTGCAGATGACTGCATCCGACGACCTGAAGGCGCTCGACAGCATTCCCTACAAGGTCGACGAGAACACGCCGTACAGCGGCCTTTCCAGCATCGGGAGCCATCTCATCAACTGCATCAACAAGGTCCGGTGGATTAGCCTGAACAGCTCCACCCGTACCACCTTTGAGGATTTCTTCCGCTGTAGCCAGCAGGCCACGCCAGTCATCACCGCTGCTACAGCCATCGCTATAGAGCACTATGGCCTGCAAGAGCACGGCGAGAACGGCGAGGTGAAGTACCCAAGCACATACACCGTCCTGACCGAAATTCTTGCGCTGCTGGGGCTGCGCATGTTTCAAGTGGACGGGGCCTTCATGACGCAGTCCATCTTTGCGGCCGAGGCGGACACAGCCGATGCCATCCTGACGCCTATCACGAGCAGTGCCGTAGGCACAACAGCCACCGTCGCACGGCCGACATTCAGCTTCGGAGCAAACTACATCAAAGAACGCGGCTGGACCTACGGCTACCTCAACCCGTTGTCCGAGGTGCAGCGCACCTACAACTTTGGTGAGCTCATTCCGTCTGTGATGCTCGGCAGTTACAGTGGGCAAGCGAGCACAAGTTCGGTTTTCGAGGCTGGACCTTGGACCGGGGCAATTTTGCCTATTGATTTTGTAGTACAGGGAGACATCATTACATGGAAAGCGAAACTCCAGCTGACATGGCCTGCTGATAATACCCTCACTGGGAACAACAGGCTCGTGAGGTTCCGTGTGGCTGCTTTAATTGCCTTTAACGGACTTTACCTAAAACGTACGACCAACTATACAACGGCCAGCAGCTTGCCAGTGGCAGGTAGCACCAACGCGCTCGTCGTGAATTTCTCCTATAACAACGCCAGCTGGACGTCTACAAACACGGACCGAGTTGAGTTTGTGACTTTGCCGTTGCAAATGAACGTAGCCGGGTCGTACGAGATGGACTTGGTCATAACTGCGCCGGCTTTCCCATCTGACCCCGACACAACAAACACCGGCGTTGTCATTTTTCATGGTTATTCATTGCGAGCCGTCTACTATAACGGAAACCTGACGACTGTCTACAACGACCAATTTGACACTGCCGTTGTGGCCACACCTGAAGTATACCCAATTGACAGCATTGAATTTGACGGAGACAAAATTCTTTACAGGGCCATAAACGACGACGACAACGCACGCGCGGTATTGGAGTTGCCGGAGACAATGATTGGTGACAGCCTTGACTTTTACGGTTACAACTACCTAAAGGCTCTTAACAGCTCGGCGGCATTCGTGCCTACCGAAAGCTGGTACACCGACGACGACGCCACCACGAGAACCATTCACCGCTTGAATTGTGTTGAGATGTTGAGCGGACAGAACCGCGTGGTGCCTACGCAGTTCGGAATCGTACACCACAGGCCATCTAACCCATTGCCTGGAATCCGCATGCACCACCTGCTGGTTGACGGATCGCCGACGCAGTACCACGCCATCTTCGGCTACACGTACAACGCCTACCCTAACACCTACGACATACAGGTGTGGCAGCTGGACCGTGAACTGACAAACATCAGCGTGCCAGCTCCGGAAAATAGCGGACAGCCGAATGGTCCCGGCGGCTTGCCGGGTGCAGTAGTTCCACAGGTTGTAGATCAGCTGATACAAAGCGCCTCGAACACGGACGCAGCAGTGACAACAGTCGACTACAGAGTCGATGACGCGGAGCTGAATACCATATTTTTACCCATATCCTTTGAGAAGGTCCGATAATGGCAAACAACTACAAGGTCAAAAACTTCTCCAACAGCACGACCAATACATCGCAGGTGCTGTTCGAGGCATCGGCGTCTACCACGCTGGTGAAGTCCATCATCGTGAACTGCGACAAGGTCACCCCTAACGCTGTCGCCACTCTAAAAATTAAGAAGAGCGGCGGCGCCGAGGAACTCATCAGGCGTGTTACTGTGACGAGCAGAGACGTCAGCACGGAGCTGCTGTACGACGTGCTGCCGCTGGAGTCAGGAGACAAGCTCTACGCCACCAGCGACGACACCGACCTCAACTTCATGATGAGCTGGGTGGAGAACAACAACGGCATCATCGGAGCTGCGCTAGATTCCTTGACCGACGTAGACACCACCGGCGTAGCCAACGGCAACGTGCTGACCTACAACAGCACCAGCGGCAACTGGGAGCCGGAGGCGCCGGCAGCAAGTGGCGACATCTTCAAGACCATCGCCGTAGCAGGGCAGTCGAGCATCGTGGCGGACAGCACGACCGACACGCTGACCATTGCAGCGGGCACTGGCATCACGCTGACCACTGATGCCAGCACGGACACCTTGACCATCACGAACAGCGCGACGGGTGCGAACGCCTTCGGCAACGTGGCGGTGGCTGGTCAGACGACGGTAGCGGCTGATGGAACAAACGACACGCTTACCCTCGTTGCAGGAACGGGAGTAACAATTACCACCGACCACACGACGGACAGCGTCACCATCACCAACAGCGTGACGGCGCCAAACAGCTTCGATACTATCATAGTGGCAGGGCAGTCGTCAGTTGTTGCGGAAAGTTCAAGCGACACGCTGGCGCTGGTTGCAGCCGGCGGCATGACCATCACTACCAACGCCACCACGGACACGATTACGCTTGACAGTGCACGACTCGATGACGACGACGTAACGCTGTCCGGAGTGCGCGAAATCGACCTGAACGGCGAAAACCTCAATATTGTCAACGGAGCATACGAGATTTTGATGGTGGAGGCCGATGGAGTGAGGCAAGCGAACACGGTGATTGCGGACCATGCAGGCAGCGTAGGCGGTAAGATTACACTGGCGGAAGCCAGCGTCAACGGCGTGCATTCAATCGCAATTCAAGCGCCGGCGTCACTGGCAGCCAGCACAACCTTCACCCTCCCTTCGGCCGATGGCACGAGCGCACAGGTCCTGCAGACCAACGGCTCCGGCACGCTGTCGTTTGTCTCGCTGATGACCACGGCGGCCACCGCTTCAGTAGGTGCAGTCCTTGAGCTGAAGGAGGCAGCCAACAACGGCACCAACTACATCCGCCTGCAAGCTCCGGCCACCCTCGCCGCGGACAAGACCTACACCCTGCCCGCGACCGACGGCAGCAACGGCGACCGACTGACGACGGACGGCAGCGGAACGCTTTCATGGTCGGCCGTGACCACCGGGGCCAGCTACAGCACGGTGCGCACCCAGTCAGGAACCAGCTACACCCTCGTGCTCGGCGATGCGGGCGACTACATCCAAACCACGAGCACCACGGCGGTGACTATCACCGTGCCCACTCAAGCCTCGGTCACATGGGCAGCAGACACGGAGATTTACTTCGAGCAGAACAACACCGGCCAAATCACATTCGTAGGTGCCAGCGGCGTGACCATTAACAGCAGCGAGACCCTAAAGAGTTTTGCGAGGTATTCGGTGCTCGCGCTTAAACGGGTAGCGTCCGACGTGTGGATCTTAACCGGAGAACGCGCACTGGTATGATGTTCCTTAATGCAGTGGCCGCCGGGCGGCGTAGGTATCCTGTCATCACCGACGGCCTCAAGTTGTACCTCGACGCGTACAACCTCGACAGCTACAGCGGCTCCGGAGGTACATGGACGGACCTATCAAACAGCGGCTACAACTTTACAATCACCGGCCCCACATGGACGGAAAGCGGAGGCCGGAGATACTTCGAGTTCGACGGGGTAAATGATTACATGATAGGCTCGGCATCGACCTCCATCTTTGACATGAACACCAGCGGCTTCACGTGGTCCTTTTGGATTTATTACGTGACCTCGCCTGCGGTTCTGGACGTAGTTGTGTTTAGCGAATTTGTAAGCACGAGCGGCGCTTTGATTCGTTACTACGTTTTGGACAATAGAAACACAGACGCTGGGAGCGGAACAGGCGCTGGTTACATGATTGCCTTGTTTAAGGCTGCCCCCAACATTATTGACACGCGAACCACATACGCTGAAACCGTGCCAACGGGTAGCTGGTTTCAGTTGACTGGTACCTTTACGTACAACTCAAGCACCACAGGCACTCTGAAACTATACAAGAACGGCTCTCAAGTAGTGACGGAAGACCACACAATCACAGGCACGACGTGGAGCGCAATGAACAGCTTCCTAAAGCCAGTCCTTGGGGCTTTGTCTTTAAATGGTGCCTATAGCCGATTCAACAACATCCGTCTAGGTGAGGTGCTACAATACAACCGACCACTAACCGCCACCGAAGTAGACAACAACTACCAAAGCACTAAAACAAACTACGGGCTATGAACGAATACTGGTACCACCTTTACATTCTCGCGGAACTGCCGAGCGTCCCGTGGAATTTGTTTAAGCAGACGCTGCTGTGGAACCTTGCGGGCACTGAGTTCATGCTGGAATACAAAGAAGAACCTGCCGACAAGACCGGCGTGCTCACCCGCGACGAGGCGGCCGAGTTGAGCAAGACGGACGCATGGCAAAACAACGACCCCAACCTTGGCCAAGGCTAAAGCACAGGCGCAGCCCGTCCGCATAGATCGGCAGGTGAGCAGGCCCGGCGTCCACGCCAAGACAAAGCAGGGCACGCATAAGCGCGGCAAGAACTACCGCAAGGCCTACCGCGGACAGGGCAGGTAATTCACCTGCAGTATATTCGCCGCCATGGACATTCAAGCACTGTACTCCCTACTTGCTGCACTGGGCGCCGTCGTAGGCGTATACGTCAAGATGAGCAACGAGGTGGCACGCCTCAAGTCCCGCGTCATACAGCTCGAGCTGAACGACGGAGAGACACGCAGGCAGCTGAAGGAGATAGTCGAAAGCATCCATAAAATTGAGCTCACGCTCGCGCAGCTGGTGGCTCGACTTGAGCGTTGAACTGGTACAACCATCGCATGAGATACTTCCAACTGTCCGAATTCGACAGCCCCGACGCGCCCGGCTCCGGCGCCAAGATGGACAAGGAGTTCCTCGCCCTGCTCGACGAGGCCCGCCACATCGCCGGGGTACCCTTCAAGGTGAACAGCGGCTACCGCACACAAGCCCACCACAACAGCCTTACCAAACGAGGCCTTAAGACCGCCAAGAACAGCGCGCACCTGCGCGGCTTCGCAGCAGACATCCACGCGCCCGACAGTCGTACACGCTACGCCATCCTGCAGGCGCTCATCAAGGTGGGCTTCAACCGCATCGGCGTGGCCAACACCTTCATCCATGTCGACAACGACCCCAGCCTCCCCGAAGAGGTCATCTGGACATACTAAGCTGAAGCAGCACGGACCGACCACGTGGTCGACGGCCTACACCCGCACCGCCACGGATGGGCCGGCCAAGTTTCTCCTGCTGTCCGACGTCCACTTCGACAGCGTCAAGTGCGACCGCGACCGGCTCAAGCGGCACCTCGATGAGGCCGTGGCGAAAGACGCCGCGGTCTTTTGTTTTGGGGACTGGTTTGACCTGATGCAGGGCATGTACGATCCACGCAGAAGCTACAGCGGGCTGCGACCGGAGTACAAGTCCATCACCTACCTCGACGACGTC